CGAGATCCCGACGCACGAGATGTTCGCCCTGATCGACATCAGCCACCAGAACCTGGAGGACACGGCGTTCGATCTGGAGGCCGAGATCCGCGGCGAGGCCGAGGAGCAGTTCGCGGTCGCGGAAGGCACTGCCGTGGTGAGCGGCAACGCCGTTGGCAAGCCCGAGGGCTGGCTCACGAATGCCGACATCGCGGCCACCAATTCGGGCACGGCGGCCACCATCGCGGATGGGAACGGCCAGGCCGACGGGCTGCTCACGCTTAAATACGCGCTGAAGAGCGGCTATGCGCGCAACGCCAAGTGGGCCCTGAACCGGACGACCATGGGTTCGGTGCGCAAGCTGAAGGACGCCAACAAGCAGTATATCTGGATGCCCGGCCTGGCGCAGGGGCAGCCGAACACCATCGATGGCGACCCGTATGTCGAGGTGCCGGACATGCCGAACGAGGGGGCCAATACCTTCCCGATCGCCTATGGCGACTTCGCCCGGGCCTACACGCTGGTGGATCGCATCGCCATGTCGATGCTGCGCGATCCCTATACCCAGGCGACCAGCGGCAACATCCGGTTCCTGTTTTACCGCCGCATCGGCGGCCAGATCGTGCTGGCCGAGGCGATCCGCAAGCTGAAGTGCTCGACTTGACCGGCTGAACCGACCGACCCCGCGGCGCGGCTTCGGCCGCGTCGCCCCCTTCACGTTCCCGATTTCGAGAAAGGACGGCGCCATGGCGCGCGACATTCACAACAACCTGCACGTCCGTCGTGGCATCAGCCCGGCAGCGGCAGTCGTCGACAACACGCCCTTCGTCTCCCAGATCGCCGATCTCCTGGGATACGAGGCGGCCGAGTTCATCATCCTGACCGGCGCGCTTGCCGATGCCGACGCCACCTTCACCACCCTGGTGGAGCATGGCGACGCGGCCAACCTGTCGGATGCCGCCGCGGTTCCTGACGACCAGCTGATCGGGCTGGAAAGCCAGGCGAGCTTCACCTTCGCGGACGACGACAAGGTGTTCAAGATCGGCTACCGCGGCCCCAAGCGCTACACGCGTGTGACGGTCACGCCGGCCGCCAACACCGGCAATGCCTTTATCGCTGGTGTGTGGGTGCTCGGCCATCCGCGCAATCGCCCGACCGCCAATCCGCCGGCCTGATCATGAAGGCGAGGGTCATCAAGGCATTTGTGGGGGCGCCCGATGGCGCCCTCCATCCGCGGCAGTTCGAGGTGTCGGAGCTGGTCGAGGGAGATCTCGCGAGAGTCGCGATTGCCGAGGGGTGGGCAGAGGCGCTGGCCTCTGCGCCGACGGAGCAAGAACCTCCGCGACGGCGATCGCCGAGCCGGTGAGCAAACCGCTGTTCGAGGTCGTCACTCCCGTGTCGAACGCCGCTGCGCGGCGGCTGACGACAGCGGAGAAGGTCCAGGCGGCTCTCCGGCTGGGCAGTGTCGACAGCACATTGATCGAGAGCATCATCGATGCCGTCAGCGGGGAGTGCGTGCGATACTGCAATTTTGCGCGGCCAGCGACCGGCGGCGTGCCGACTTTCGGGCAGGAAGTTCTCCGCGCCACATGGCTTGCGACCGATCTGAACCGTGGGTCGACACTCATCCTGCCATGGCGGTCGCCAATCACAACGATCGGCAGCGTCGTGGAAGGCGTCACCACGCTGGCGCAGAACTCGGACTATCGGCTGCTGGGCGCCGGCATGCTGGAGCGAATAGTCGACGATGCCCCGGCGTCCTGGTCGACGGGCAAGATCGTCGTCACCTACACGGCAGGATGGGCCTTGCCCATCGATGTGCCGGCCGAACTCGAGGGGCAGGTGATCGAGCAGGTGAAGATGAAGTACTTGGCCACCGATAGGGACCCCGCCCTCAGGTCCGAGAATACGCCGGACATCTGGTCCGGATCGTATGCCGTCGCCGGCGGCGACAGCATTGGCGAGAGCGGCCTGCTGAAGTCGCTGGAAGCGGCGCTGTCCCCGTTCAAGACCTGGGCGGTGTGATGGCGGCTTCGGATACCGTCCGCAACGCTGCCCGTTTGATCGCGCTACACGGCGAGACCATTGTGCTGAAGCGGGCGAGCGAGGCCACGGCCGTTACCTTGAAAGGTAAGCGCCTCGTCGGTTCGACGGTCGATGTCGGCGGCTCGGCCGTCCAGCAGGAGTTCCGGGTGAAGATCGGCACGTCGGAACTGTCATCGTCGGCCTGGACGAGCAAGGCACCGGTTCGCCACGACAGCATCATCGTTGACGGTCGCGAAAGGTCGATCCTGGACGTCCGTCCCTTGGGCGACGCAGGCACTGTCGCGCTCTACGAGTTGCTGGTCGCGGGCTGACATGCCCGTCATTGTCGAGGGCATCACGACCGAGCAACTCGGCCGGTCGACGGCGGAATGGGTGCGTGCCGCCACGATAGATGTCGCGACGCGGGCCCTGCGGGAGGAGGTCGCCCGAGGCTTCGACAACGAGCCGGTGGTCATTACCGACGGCATGCCGCGGCGAGACTATCTGCAAGTAAGGCCGTTCGGCAGGATCGAGTTCGCGGCGCGCACCAGCATGGTGGAGGCGGTTCGCTGGGCGCTGACAGAATTGCAGAAGAAGAGCCCGGTGCTCACGGGTCGCTACGCCAGTTCGCACACCGTGATGATCAATGGCGCCGAGGTGCAGGGCAATATCTGGGTCGCACTACGCAATGTCCAGCCGACGGATCGCGTCCAGATCGTCAATCCGCAGCCCTACGCCCGAAAGATCGAGGGGGCGACTGCGAACAGGCGTACCGGCCGCGGCAAGCGGGCGGCCCTCAGTCGGCAGGCGAGGAGCGGCGTCTATCGCGTCGTGCTGCGCGCGCTGGTCAACCGGTTCGGCAAGGCGCTGTTCTTCGACTTCAAGTACGTGAACCTCAATATCGGGATCAAAGTGTGGGGCAAACGGGGCGCCCAGCGCGTCCAGCGGGACCAGGTGTATCCGGCGCTGCAGTTCTTCATCAAGCCCACGGGGTTGCCCAACTAAGGTCAGGACATGATGTACGGCATTCATCCGATCGTCAGCGTGCCGCTGGGCGCGACGGCCACGGGCCTGGTTGTTGGCGACCCGCTGCGCATGGCGTTCCGCGACCGGCTCATCGTCTGGCTGGCGGACCTCGGTATCGGCTGGCCGATCAGGGATCTCTACAACACGGGTGACAATCCGGACGTCTCGCAGGGCTTTGTGGCGCTGGATTTTCCCGGGGGCAGCGAGGATCAGTACACGTTCGGCGCGCCAGGACTGAACTTCTGGCACGAACAGGGCCAGGTGACGCTCTACGTGAAGACGCGGCTCGGCGCCGGCATGACGATGCGCAATCTAGCGGAATCCTACGCGGGTGGTCTGCGAGCCCGGTTCCGCAACGACCGCTTCGCCGCCGGTAACGGCACCGTTCGCATCACCTCGACCGCCCCGATGGGCGGCGGGCACGACGAGGCGGGACTGTGGGTCGAAGCCGTAGCCCTCGGGTACGAGACCTATAACGTCGGCTGAGCCGCTAGAGCACGCGCCGCCGGACGTATCTGACCGCCGCCCACCGGGCGGCTTTTTGTTGTCTGGAATTTGGGAGAAAGCCTCTTGGACAGCGCCAACAAGCAGACCGCCGTCATCGCCGAAGTGACGGTGGGGACCACGCCGGCGACACCGGCCTTCCTGCTCGCTCGCGACATCCGCGTCAGCGGCGCGCCGCAACGCCCCAACACCCGCTCGCCCGAGCGGCGTCCCGACCGCCAGGCGGCCTCGATGGTGCAGGGTGTCGCGACCTATCCCAAGCAGATCGAGATGCCCTGGGTCCGGGACGCGGCCAGCGACGTTCTGTGGGCCTCGCTCTTCGGCAGCCCCTGGGTGTCCAATGTCCTCAAGGTCGGCTCGGTACGAACCGGCACGACGTTCACCCTCGAAGAGAAGTACGAGGGCGGCGCTACCGACCCCTATCGCCGCCTGACGGGCTGCATGGTCGACAACGTCTCTATCAACTTCCAGAACGGCAACCCGGGCCAGATCAACTTCTCGCTGCTGGCCCTGGGCGAGACCACGGCGACGACGGCGATCGCATCATCGACCTATGCGGCGCCGACGCCGGCCTACGATCCCTCGACGCCGGCCGACATCGTGGTCAACAGCCTGTTCGGCCTTGCCTCGCCGAAGGTCCGCTCGCTGCAAATGCAAATCTCGAACAACCTGCAGCAGCAGTACGCCTTCGGTTCGGCCGACCCCTTTGCCATCGGCCTGGGTGAGTTCAACGTGCAGGGCGTGGTGGAGGTCTACTTCAACGCCCTTGCCGACTACTCGGCCTTCGTCGTCAAGCAAACCGGCCAGACCTTCGACATCACGATCGGCGCCACAATGAACTTCAAGGATCGGCTCGTGCTGGGCAATTGCGACGTCTTCAACCCGAACGTCGACGATCCCGGCCAGACCGGCGTCCACGCGGTCACCCTGAACTTCCTCGGCAAGTACTACGCCACCGACGCCTCGGCGATGAAGCTCACCCGAAACGCGCCGTAATGGCGGCACCGGAGATCGACATGGAAACAACCATCCTCATTCTTCAGACCTTTCACCGCTTCGTGTCCGAAGGCGACGGCAGGCCCGAGCGCAAGGAGCGCTACGCCCAGGGCCAGACGATCAAGGTGTCTGATGAGGACGCTGCCGACTGGATCGCGAAGGGGCTCGCTCGAGAAGCGTGATCCCCAATACCCGCAGCTCCGTGCTGCATCCCATCGTTCAGGAATAAGACATGAGCCAGTTCAAGTTCGGCAATATCGACAAGCTGAAGCGTAACCGCGAGATCGAAGGTGAGAGCGGCACCGAGATCGGCCTGCCGGGTGGCATCTCGCTGATCGCGCTCTGCGCCTCGGACGCCAATCCAGCCTGGCGGCGCGGCGGCGAGGACTTTCTGGCCGAGCTGAAGCGGCTGAGCCGGGCCCATGCCTCGGACGAGCGGGTAAAGCGCTTCCTGGCGGAGCAGCTCGCCCGCATGCTGGTCAAGGACTGGAGCGGCGTCGTCGACGAGGACGGCAATGCCATCCCGTTCAGCACCGATGCGTGCATGGAATTCCTGATCGAGGCCGACGACGCGATCCCCGCCTTGCAGGCGGTCGTCTACGAGACGCAGAACTTCCGCGGTCAGCGCATCGAAGCGATCGTCGACCACGCAAAAAACTGATCCGCTGGGACAGCGCCAACGCTTCCGAGATCGCGGGTTGGAGCGATCGTGCCCGGGCGGGCGATTCCGAGTTCGTCGACCGCCTGCTGTCCCGGCCGCAACCCGACATCGAGGCGGCGCCCTACTGGGAAGCCTTTCAGTATCTGACGAGGGACCGGAACCTGGTGTCGCTGTCCCTGGGCATGGGCGGCGGCTTGGTGCTGCCCCAGCCGATCCCGCGTGAGGCGATCCTGCGGTACGGCAGGGCCCTTCGTCTCTCCGGTGAGGAACTGGCCGACTTCGTGGAGATCGTCTCCGGCATCGACGACTTCTGGGTCGCGACCGAGCAGCGCAAGCAGACGGATGCAGCGGTTCGCGCTGCCAGGGGTATGAGCAGGCAACGCTGATCCATGGCTGAAGAAACCAAGATCATCCGGCTCGTCATCGACAGCTCGAAGGCCGTCGACGGCGGGCGGGCGGCGCAGAGGGCGCTGGAACAGATCGAGCGCAGTACCTTGTCCCTGGACGGCGCCATGGCGCGCATGGAGCAGTCGCTGGGGCGCGTTGGCGGCATGATCAAGGCGCACCTGGCCCTCATGCTCGCCGAAATGGCGGCGCGCCTCGTCGAGACGGCGAAGGCCGCGGTCGAGGCGGTGGGCGGGCTGGACGAGTTGGCCGAGCAGCTGGGGCTCACAACCAAGGGGCTGCAGGCGCTGCAGTTCTCGGGCATTCAGAACGGCCTCAAACTGGAGCAGCTGGAGACAGGTGCCGCCAAGTTCAGCCAGAAGATCGGCGACGCGGCCAACGGTTCGAAGGAGATGATCGAGGCCCTCGATCATCTGGGCGTCAGAATACTCGACGTCGACAAGACCCTGCGACCGACCGAGGACATCATGAGCGATGTCGCCCGGGCGATCCTGGCGATAGAAGACCCCGCCCGGCGCGCGGCAGCCTCGGTCGAGTTCTTTGGCAAGGCCGGGACACGGTTCCAACCTGTGCTGCAGGATATCGCCCGGGGTTTTGGCTTCATGGGCGAGGAAGCCCGCAAGGGCGGGGCCCTGGTCGACGAGCACGTGGTCAAGCGGCTCGATCAGCTGTCCGACGCCTTCGAGCGCGGGAAGCTCCGTTCGCGGGCGTTCTTTGCCGAGATGGCGGTTGCGGTTCTCGACATGGCCGACAAGGCCGTCGATGCCTACCGCAAGATCCTGGCGCAGCAGGCCACGCGGAGTTCTGGTGGCGGCTACCCGTGGGAACGCGACTTCCAGTCCTGGGTGGAGAACGCCGTGTCGAACATGGCGGGTGTAGGCGGGGGCGTCGTCGAGGTCTTCCGGGGAGCGGCCGAGCAGGTGGTCAAACTCTGGATCGACGCCTTCAACCGCGTCCTCGCCGGCGCCGAGCAGGTGCTGAACAAGCTGAAAGAGTTTTCTACGTTCGGTCTTGGTGATGCGATCGCCCTCGGCCGGATCCCGGGTGGCGGTGCCAGCGCCAACGATTTTGCCGGCGGCATCGCGCAGGCAGCCGAGACGGCGCGGGCCAGCACGCAGGCCTATTACGCCCGCCAGCGCAGTCCGGTTGGCAAAGCGTCCGACGGCACCGCCTGGGCGGTTGTCAATGATGGCCTGCCGGCGCAGGACGGCGCCCGGCCGGGCGTCTTTAACCCACCAGCCAAAGCCGGCGGCGGCAGCTCCGAGGATTCGGTCGACAAGCTGAAGCGGCAGACCGAGTTCGCGATGCAGACGGCACAGGCGCTCGCCGACGTCTCGGCCCAGGGCAGCCGGGCCGTCGCCGACCTCGAACTCCGTTTCAAGGCAGTCAAGGAGGTTCAGGACGCCTATGCCAGCTCGGCGCACAAGGCGGGCCTCTCGGTCGAGGAGCTGACCAAGAGGATAGAAGATCAGCAGCGTGCCACCGAGCGCGCCAAAAGCCTGAAAGACTTCAACATCGAGACGTCCAGCCTGCAGACGGCCAATGAGCTTCTGGCGGCCGAGAACCGTCTGATCGATCAGTCGACCGAGACGCGCGCCGTCGTCATCGCCCAGATCAGGCTCAAGCAGGAGCTTGAGCTGAAGGGCATTGGCGTCGCGACCGAGGCCGAGCGGGCGGCGATTGCAGCGCGTGGGGAAGCGATCGAGCAGAACGAGAGGCTGAAAGGCCAGGCCGATGAGCTGAAGCGCGCCAACGAACTCTGGACGGAACCGCTGAAGCAGGCGTTCCGCAACATCCAGACGGCCGGCGCCGACGCCTGGGACCGCATCCTGCAAAGCGGGCAGGTCTCGTTTCAGGCCCTGGGCGACATCTTCAAGACGACGATCCGGCGCATGGTGGCGGAGTTCTTGGCGCTAGCGACGATCCGGCCCGTGATGAGCGTCGTGGTCCAGGGCTTGGGCAGCCTCGGCGTGGTCTCGCCGGCATTGGCTCAGCAGATGGGCTTTGGTTCGTCGCTGACTGGGAGCGGGAGTGGGGGCGGGAGCCTCGGAGGCGGCGGCATGACCATGCCGTCGCTCGGCAGCACCGGTGGTGGCAGCTTCTGGAGCGGTCTTGGCCTGGGTGGCATCGGTGACTGGCTCAACACGCCCCTCACCGGGCCCTATGCCGGAATATCGCCGTCGGCGATGCAGGGCGTTCCAACACTGTCGCCCAGCATGTGGAACCCTTCGACCTGGAGCATCACGCCTCTGCAGGGTATCGGCGCCGCCGCTGGTATCGGCATGGGCGCCTATCAGCTGGCGAACTCCAGGAGCACCGGCCAGACTATCGCCGGCATCGGCAGCATGGTCGGCGGCGCTGTGTCCCTGGTGCCCGGCCTGCAGCCAGTCGGCATGGCGATCTCGCTGCTGTCTCAGTTCGCACCCGCCATCTTCGGAGAGTCCAACACCCGGACGCACAGTTCGACGAACGCCTCGCTGCGGTACGGCGGCGGCAACTGGTACACGACCGGCGGTGCATATGGCCCGAACGCCAATTCCGGCCAGTCGGAAAGCGCGCTCCGTGGCCTGACCGGTGGCATCGATTCGGTGTTCGGTCTTCTCGGTGGCGTCAAGGATGGGTCCAAGGTCTGGGGCCTCAACGCCTCGTCCTGGACCGCGCAGGGGAAAGACTGGAGCTACACCTCGAACGCTACGCACCTGGTCGATCCGGCGACGGGGAACCAGGAAGCCTGGCGCATGAACATGGACGACATGATGGACACCGGCGCCGCCCAGGTGGCGATCCGGTCGATCCTGTCGGGCGCTGCCGGTGAGATCAGCGCCACGATGAAGACCGCGCTGGAGGCGATGCGCGCCGCTTCCATGGGCATCAAGGAGACAGCGGAGAGCATTGTCTTCGTCGATGAGGTCTACGAGCGCCTCGGCAAGGGCGCGCTGACCGTCCGGGCGCAGTTCCGCGAACTCGAAAAGCAGTTCGGCGACATGACCGACAAGGCGACGAAGCTGGGACTTGCCTTGGCGCCGATCGAGGCCGAGCAGAAGAAGGCCACTGAACGCCTCGGACAGGACTACGTCGACAACCTGATCGATCCGGTCGCGGCAAGCTTGCGCGCGTGGGAAGACGAGAAGCTGTCGATCCTGGCGAACATCGATTACATCAGCCAGCACACCGACGTGATCGTCGACCAGGCCCGCATCGCCGAGGCCCTGCTGCGCCGGGAAGCCGCGCTGAAGGAGCAGCTCTATGGCGGCGCGATCTCGCAGCTGGAGGACGCGATCCGGCGTCTCAGCCTGGGCGATCTCGCCAACCTCTCGCCCACCACCATGCTGACAGGCGTGCAGGCGGCCTACCAGGCCACCGTCGCGCAGGCCCGCTCGGGCGACAGCAGCGCCATTGCCCGCGTCGCGGCCGAAGGCACGACCTTCGCGCAGGCGGCACAGTCCTACTATGCGAGCGGCCCGGACTACGAGGCGCTGAAACAGCACATCCTCGATGATCTGCTGACCATCCAGTCACAGATCACGGGCGGCGGCAGCACGACCAGCTCGGCGCCGAACGACAACAACGGTGCCCCGCAGGCGGCCGTCGCCCAGGTGGCCCAGCTTCAGTCCGTTGTCTCGGAGCAGAGCCGACAGATCGCGGCCCTGATGGCGAAGCTCTCCGAGACCAACGACTTGCTGCTGCGCCGCGCGGTGAACGGCTGAGAGGTACGGCCACATGGCCAGCACGATCTACCTGACGGGCTTCCCCGGTCCATCGGGCACGGTCGAATATCCCGCGCTGGCGCAGTTCCCGGTCGATGTCGGCGCCGATGCCGTCGACCTGCAGTCGGCGCGTGGGCTGTCCTACCTGCTGCGAGCCACCCCAGCCGATCCCGGCACCAACATAGTGCTCTGCGGCGGCGGTCCATATCCCTCGGGCATGGTCGATTGGCCGACGCCGTTCCAGGTCGAGTGGCCAGGCGCCCGCGTCGCGATCTATCCGGCGGCCTCGCTCGGCCGATCGACGGCGCCCGACGATACGCCGGCCAACATTTACGTGCCGGGCAAGCTGAACGGTCCCATCAACTACGGCATCAGCCTGTTCGACGGCATAGAGCCCTCTCCCAGCGGCAAGGGCGGCGTCGGCGCGATCACCCTGGTCGACCCTGATGGTGAGCTGGACGGGTTGATAGACCTCGCCTGGGACGGCGCCAGCCTCGATATCCTGCGCGGCAACCCGCTGGCGGCGTTCTCGACCTTCGAGGTCGTGGGTAGGCTGACGACCAACGGGCTGCTCTACGACCAGCGCCGCAAGGAGATCAGGCTGCGCGACCTCGGCTGGCAACTGGCCGCCGCCGAGCTGCACGGCCTGCGCTACGGTGGCACTGGCGGCGCCGATGGCGATGCCTCCATTGCCGGGCAGATGAAGCCCTACGCGGTGGGCCCGGTCTATAATTGCGAGCCGACGCAGGTCAGTGCCGCACTGCTCATCTTCCAGCTGTCCTGCAGTTCGATCCTGGCCGTGGACGCCGTGCGGGATGGCGGCGTGCCTCTCGCGTTCGATGCCGATTATGCCGACTGGACGGCGCTGGCTTCTGCAATCGTGCCCGCTGCGAAGTATGCCACCTGCCTTGCCTTGGGCCTGATCCGACTGGGCTCGGCGGTCGTCTACACGCTCACCGCTGACCTGCGGGGCGATAACGACACCATCAATGGGCAGACCTATCCATCCACCCGCGGGCAGATCGCCCGGCGCATCGCCACCGGGCGCGGCACGATCGCGCTCTCCGACGCCCAGATCGACTTCGCGGCGCTTAACTACATGGAGCAGGAGCAGGCCGGCACGGTGGGCTTTTACTTCAAGGACCCGATCAGCAAGGCGGAGGCCCTGACCGAGGTCATGGCCGGATGCCTGGGGTGGTGGGCTGTGCGGGCAAACGGCCTCCTTGCCCTGGGCTTCCTGGAAGAGCCGACACGTTCCCCGGCGCTGACCATCCAGTACCCCGAGGACTTCGGCTCCTCGGAGCCGCAGATGATGCAGACCTACCAAGTGCCCCGGCGGGCGACCTATGTCGGCTGGCAGCGCAATTACACGCCGCAGGATCCCAGCCGGCTGGCGGGCTCCGTCGATGCGGCGGCGGCGCTTCTCTATCGGGGCAACGAACGCTTCGCCAGCTCGTCCGACGGCTTCCAGGCCAGCCTCTGGCCCACGGCGGCCGCGGTCTATGTGAGCGGCGGCTTCTCGCTGGAGGCGGCGGCCCATGCCGAGGCGGCGCGGCAGCAGCGCGTCATGGGTATCCGGCGCGAGCGGTGGCGGGTCACGGTGCCCTGCGATCCCTTCGCCAACCTGCTGGGCAAGGTGATCCAGATCTACGGCTTTACGCGCTACGGCTGGGCCGGCGCACGCAAGTTCATTTGTGTCGGCATGAGCTTCGCCTCGTCGAAGTCTGTCGCGCTCGATCTATGGGGATAGCGAATGGCGCACAGGATACTCGACCGCGTGCAGGAGACGACGACCAGCACCGGAACGGGCGCGCTCACGCTCGCGGGGGCCACCTCGAAGATGCTGTCCCTGTCCGGCGCCGGCTTTGCCAACGGCGACACCTTCTGGGGCCTGATCGAGCACGCGACGGCTGTCGAATGGGAGATCGCGCTCTGCACCTACACCAGCGCCGGCGCCGGCAGCATCGCGCGCGCCGCCCCGCTCAAATCCAGCACCGGCGCCGCCGTGTCCTTCTCGGCCGGCACCAAGACGATCTCGCTCGTGGCGCCGGCGGCCGTGCTCACCCTCCTGGGCTCTCTCGAAGCCGTCAATGCGCCAACGATCTCGGCCGGTGCACTGACCCTCGATCTGCTGCTGGGCACCGTGCACAAGGTCGTCCTCAACGCCGACGTGACGGGCGTCACCATCGCCAACGCGCTGGCAGGCTTCGCCTCGAGCTTCACGGTGGAATTTACCGCGGACGGCACCGCCCGCACCGTGACAATGCCCGGCAACGTCACCGCCTTGAACGGCACCTACACGCCGTCCAGCACCGACGGCACACGCGATCTGCTCAACTTAGTGACCTTCGACGGCGGCACGACGTGGCTGATGTCGATCGTCGCACAGAATTACTAGGCGAGAGGTCCCGATGAGTTCGATTGCCCGCCGCCTCGGCGTCATGGGGCAGGTGGATGCGGATGTACTGTCGTGGCGCGACACCATCGTCGCCGCCGGCAGCAGCGTCTCCGTTGCCATTCTGTCCATTGCGTCGCGCTTCGTGGCGGACGAGAAAGCGAGCGGCGCCTGGCCGCTGACTGACGACTACTGGCCGTTCTGGGGCGAGAACCTGATCCAGGCGACCGTGTCGCTCAAGCAGCGGCGCACTGTGACACTGGTCAACGCACCGGCCTTCACGGCGGGGCGGCATTTTGCGACCGACGGCACATCCAGATATCTCAACACCGGATTCATTCCCTCGACGCACAAGATCGCGGCCAGCACGCACAATTTTCGTCTCGCGGTCTATCTGCGCGACAATCTGTCGGGCAACACCTACGCGGCAGGTGCCGTCTCGAGCTCGAACAGGAACCTCCGTGTGCGTCCTCGCAATGGCAGCGTGGCCTATCTCGACGTCAACTCCTCTTCCGGTACCTACACGCTTCCTGCGGCGACCAGCGCGGGCTACACGGCCGGCTCGCGCGATGCGGCGTCCGGTGCCAACAGCTACGCCTACAAGAACGGGGTTGCCATGGTGCAGGCCGTCGCTCCCACGGCATTCGGCTCGGCGAGCCTGCCCGTCGTCCCGATCTTTGTCGGCGGATACAACAACGCAGGCGTTTTTGCGGGTCCCCGCGCCACGTCGATTGGCTTCATGGCGGTGGGCGCCACCCTCAGCGCCGCGCAGGAGCTGGCCCAGTATAACGCCGTGCAGGCGTGGGCCACTGCCCTGGGAGCAAACGTCTGATGCCGGGGTTCATCGTCCTCACCGCCGACGAGGCAGCCCATGTGCGCGGTCCGGCCATTCCGCCCTATGCGCTGGAGCCCATCGAACGGCAGGGTGGTATGTTCATTCTGCCAGCCGGCGTGCTGGATCATCCGGCCTATGCGATGCACGCCGAGTTCCTGGCGGTACTGCCGCAAATGGATAGCGCTGACCCGTCGTTCCCGGCCGCGCTGGTTCCCACCGAAGACTGAAGCGGCTCGTGACCTTCCCGTATCCCCACGGTGCGCTGCCAGTCGGCGCGGCGCCCTATACCATGCCCACTAGCACGGCCGAGCGCGTCCTGCTGCTGTCGCCGCGCGACAGTGACCTCGGCACCCTGTCCGCCAGCACTGCTGTCACGACGCTACCGGTGACCAATCTGCAGAGCCCGGAGCCCAGCAAGAAGTGGCGCTCGACCTCGATCGCCGGGCAGTACATCGACATCGCCCTGGCATCAGGCCTGGGCTGCAACGCGGCGGCTCTCGTCGGCCATAACCTGAGCGGCGCCGGTCTGTGGCGGGTGAGGGGATACGCGGCCCTGGCTGAT